TGGGCAATGACCATCCAGACTTGCTTCTTACAACTCAAACATTGTTTGAGAAGTACGAGGCTTTGTTGCAACCACAGTTGCGTTACACAGACACCAAGACAGCAGATGCTGGTTTCCAGAACCTTCTGTTCAAGGCTGCTCCTGTAATGTACGATGTGCATTGCACAGCTGGCGTGTTCTACATGCTTAACACCAAGTACCTCACACTTGTTGGTCACTCAGGCAAGTGGTTCTCACAGACAGCATTCATCTCGCCAGAAGATGTGGATGCTCGTTATGCACTTATCATGTGCTACGGTAACTTGACAGTCCGTAACCGTGCTAAGCAGGGTAAACTGACCGCTAAGACAGCCTAATCAACTTAACTAACAAGGAGAAACTACAATGCCACTATTAGGAAATGATACAGACGGTGCGGTAACACGCAAGCGTATTCAAGACTACATTACTGCGACAGAAAAGGTTACAGCAGTAGCCGTTACTAACGCAGCAACACCAACAGCAGCAGAACTACTTACTAGTAAGTTGTTTGTTGCAACACCAACACAAGATACAACCTTCACCCTGCCAACAGCCGCACTTGTGCTCGCTGCTTTGACAGATGAAGCAGTTGGAACTTCGTTTGAGTTTACAATCGTGAACCTTGCGTCGGCTTATGAGATTGTTGTTACAACCAACACTGGTTGGACAATTACTGGTGGTGGGTTGATGACAGTATTTGATGGTACTTCAGCAACATTCCTTGCTGTTGTAACTTCAACATCAACAGTACAGTTGTACCGCAAGAACTCTGGCGGCGCAGTTAAGTAATTAATTTGTTTGGGTGGGGGGATAAAAGCCCCTCACCCGACACGATTAGGAGAAAATAATGTACGGTGCAAAAATGCCTACAAAGAAGAAAACGCGTGGTCAAAAAGCCGATGCTGACAGAAAAACAGCTGAAGCTAAATCTGTTATAAAATATAACAATACTCTTAGAGGCAAAAAACCAATTGGAATTTCGCCATCTAGCAAAAACATTCCTAGTTCAATGTCTAAAGGTAGAACCTACAAAGGCAAGTAATTAATTCGTAATTTGGGGTGTGCCCCCCACCTTCCAGGGCATACCCCAAGTAACGAAAAGGACAAGTAGTGATGAAGAACGCACAACTGTCTGGCGCATATTATGGAGAACCAATAAGCGGTATCCGTCCATCCGTCGAAGTCCCAGGCTCACGCCAAGCACCACCTAGTGGCCCTTATCTTGGTCGCGGCAACTTTTGTGCCGCTAACGAGGACACCTGTACTGGTCGTAAAGCCAAAGGTACTGATTACTGCATGGGACATCTACGAAACAGAGGTGAAGCCTAATGCCAATGAGCCTTACTGACGTTCGGCTCATGGTTCGTAACATCTCGGACCTAGATACGACAGACCTACCTAACAGCATCATTGATGATGCCGTTAAAGAAGCTTTTCAACGTGTCATTGTTCTTGAACGCCGTTGGCCAAAGTATCAAGAAACGTACACATTCAATACGGTAGCAAATCAACGTCCTTACACAATATCTACAATTGGAGATATTCGAGAAGTCATTTCTCTTGTGGACACATCAAGCGATGGTAGTCGTTTGACAATGATTCCTTACGACAACGCAGAAGACATTTGGCTTGGTAACACCGATGTTCCTTCTCGCCCATATTTTTATGCTGTGTGGGATGGACAACTACATCTCTATGCGAAGCCTGATGGTATTTACCCTATAACTGTTCGTGCGTATCGCAACCCTGTTTACACTTGGCTGTCAACTATTACTGACCCAATTGATTGCGACGAATGGTTTCATATTCTGTTTGCTTATTTTGTGTTGGCTCGTGTTTATCAGCGCCAAGAAGACCCAGAGCTTTCAGCAATGTATCTTAAATCATTTGAGGAAGGCGTAGCTATGGCTCGCCGTGACTTGATGAAGACACCTAGCGCACGACCATTGATTGTGTCGGGCGGTAGACAGTATCCAACTATGCGTCGTTGGTTGCAAACTCTTGGCGCAACGCTAGGTACGTAATGGCACAGATTCTTCTTGAGCGTTACGATGACTTTACTGGCGGCTTGAATCTTCGAGCCGACCAGTTTTTGCTTGCCAAGAATGAGTCGCCAGATATGTTGAATGTTGAGATTGACCCACGCGGGGGCGTGTTTAGTCGTGGCGCTATGCAAAGGTTAAACACAACAGCTGTTGCTGGTACTTGGGCACCTGACAAACTTCATGCTTTTTATGGTTCTACGTCAACAATTATGTTGGCAAATAGTACAAAAGTTTATCGTTCTACTGGTGGAAACTTTTCTACTCTTGCTTATTCGTCTGGTAATGATATTGCTACAACGAACGCGCATGGCGCGTCGTTTGCTAACTGGGGTTCTGATTTGTATATAAGCACAGGTAGGACGGGAACGGCGGGGTACAAATGGGATTCATCTTCCACATACGCAACAGCGTTAACAGCATCAGGACCTACATGGCAAGCGTATGTAAGTCCCGTTGCCGGATATATGCCAAAAGCAGAGCACAACATTGTGCATGCCAACAAAATGTTTGTAGCCAACACAAGGGAAGATGGCGTAAATTATCCTGACCGAGTGCGTTGGTCGCACGAAGGTTTGCCTGAGGACTGGATGGAAGATGATTACATTGACCTGAAGGGTGGCGGTAGTGGAGTAAACGGTTTAGCTGTTGTTCAAGGTCAATTAGTTATTTTTAAAACTAATGCAATCTATTTGTTGGTTGGCACAGAGTCAAGTAATTTTAATGTTGTTGAGCTAACGAATACTCTTGGTTGTTCTAGCCGTAATAGTATTGCAACAGCAGAACAAGGTGTGTTTTTTTATTCAACTCCAGAAGGTTTGTTTTATTACAACGGGTCTGTTGTTGAAGATGTGTTTGATGCTTTACGCCCAATTGTGGACGACAAAGAACTTAGCGCATTAAGCACAGAACCTTACAGTGTGTCTTATGTTGGTCGCCGTGTATGGTTAGCGTTGCCGTACGATGATACATCGTCGGCAACTGCCCCAACTGTTAATTTTGTTTTTGCCCCTTCTCTTGGTCGTGGTGGAGCGTACATGCAGTTTGCTACAACAGATAGCAAGGGTGTGATTGGTGGAATTAATTGGACTGACTCAAACAATGACAACCTACGTTTAATGATTCATCCAACACAAGCGTATGTGTTGAAGGTTGATTTGTATGACGAAGAACAAGACAACATAGCTGGCACGGCTGCGGGGTTTGCTTCTTATTACAGAACAGGCTGGATTGATGGCCGTACTTATGCTCAAAGAAAAATGTTTCGTCGCCCAGATATTGCATTCAAACAAGTTGATACTCAACGGATAGTTAATGTAAAAGTATTTCATGATTATGAAGAATCATCTGGTTCTGAACGCAAACAGTTTGATGCAACTCTTGGTGCTGCTGGCGAAGGAATGATTTGGGGTGCAGAGAACTGGGGAACTGGTGTGTGGGGTAAACAGTCAGAAGGTGTTCAAATTATTAATGGTTCTAATCTTGGATTTTGTCGTTCAATAAGTTTGTTGTTTACTGGACCTTTATCAAAAGATTGGGGTTTCGACTCCATTGCTATTAAGTACAACAATCGAAAGATGACGGGATAATGCCACTTACAGTACCTTATTCATTTACTAACGGAACAGTTGCCGAAGCTGGTGAAGTTAATAGTAACTTCACCGCTGTCAAAACATTTGTTGATGGTTTAGCAACTGGTGCAAACATTGACAACGGCGCACTTGATTCTGCCAACTTGACAGCAACCGGTGTTGTAGCTGGTTCATACACAGCTGCTTCCATCACGGTTGACGCACAAGGACGACTGACTGCTGCTAGTTCTGGTGCAAGTCTTGACACAAGTAGTGACCAAATTGTGTTGAGTTCGCAGGTGTTTGGATAATGAAAACATGGAACAGTCCTATTGTGAACGCATTGAAGACAAGCGACGCTATTGCGTTGCAACAAATCTTTGCGTCGTTGTCGCAAGAGATTGGTCGCATCAATGACAAGATTGAGCAGATGCAAATCGAGATGGCTACGCCAGCTCGTAAAGATTATCAAAGGATTAAGTAATGTCATATAATCCAGCTGACTACGAGGCTCGCAGGCGCGGGTACACGCAGCAGTATGCTGCGACTGGTGCGATGAATGCGTACGCTAATTTTCTTTCTCAGCAACGCGGTAATCGTGGACGTCGAGACATGATGCAACAGTATGACAAGGCACAACCGCAGGTTGTGTCTGGTTATTCTCGTCGTGGGCTTGTTGGTCCTAATGTTAAGTCTGGTATTTTTGCTCGTGGTTTGCAAGACTTTGCAAAACAGCGTGCACAGTCGTTTGGTGATTATGACCGTGGTATTGCTGAGGAGCAGCGTGGTTATGACCTTGGTGAAGCGGCACGTCTTGAAGCATTTAAAAATCAGCTTGCGGATTTAGAAGCTGAAAAAGCACAAACTATTGCTGACGCCGCACGTCAGCTTT